CTTGTGCATTGTCATAAGCGATGGCAGAACCCTCGTTTTTGACTGGTGCTTGACCGAAGCCAGACAGCTTTGTCTCTTCTTCAAAGCTACGCTCAGATGTCTCTGTTTCGTAGATTTCTTTGTGCTCTTCGCCGTATTTAGCGTACTCAAGGCCGAACAAAGCGTTCAGGCCGGGGAGTAATTCTTTGAGCAGTTGTGCGCGTGAAATAGCCATGATTTAGCTCCTTAGATGCCAACGGCGTTAGTGAAAGCGGAAGCGCCGGGATTGAACTTAACAAGCACTTCTGTGTAAGTGTCGGTCAATGGAGAAGCGAAACCGATAATCTTGAACGCAGCTGCAGTCGTTACAACTGTGCTTTCCAAGGCGCTGGTAGAGTTACCTGTACGGGTATTACCTGTAGAAGTAGACTGTGCAGCAGCAAAGAAGGTGTTTGCGCCAAGAGCGGCCTGAGTTACTTGACCATCCAATTGAGCTTGGAAAGTAACGTTAGGGTCAGTGATCACGTATGCAGTCACCACGCCGGTTGTGCCGGAGGGGTAGTACTGACCGTAAATCTGCTGACCTTGTGCGTTGATGTATGAAGCACCAACAAAAACGCCCCAAGCGCCCAAACTAGAACCACCAAGGTTATTGGTAGTCAAGTCTGCGCCGGTAGCGGTAGCCAAAGCGATGTAACCGTCTGCATCAATGATAACTGCTTGTCCAAAGAACAAGTTAGTACCAGCGCCGCTAGTTGGGTTAATCAAATACTGACTCGTAGCGCCAGCATAGGGCATGCCGTCGTTACGATTTATGGCTCGTAGGCCATAGGGGGTATTGGTCATTGACATTTAAGTCTCCAAAAAAATTAAGTACCTTTTCCGAAAGTGACCGTGGACTTACGTTCTTTAAACATAGGCATCCTCGGATCATTCTCGCGCATGTATGTATTGTCAACTGAATCCATTTGCGCTTCCGCTTGTTTGCGGTAGTACGCATTACGTTGTTCAGTAAACTCTACAGGTGTTTTGCAAAGCAAGAGACCACCTACCTCGATACTGTCTGGAAACTTTGCCGAAGCAGAGCTAAACAAACGAATCTCGGGATGATCAGAAGCTCTAACAGGCTCCCAGCCCTCGGCAAGCTTAGAAGAATAATTGGTTCCATCGTCTTTACCTTGTGTAGAGATACGAATCCACCGATATTTGTAGCCTTCTTCCACGATTGGATCGGGGAGAAGTTTAGGAGGCGACCATTGTTTTGGACGTTCCGCTACTTCGCGGGTAGATAGATCACGACTAGGACGTGCAGATTTTTCCATAATTATTTCCTCATTTCTTCAGCAACCTTACGGGCGTATAGTTCCAAAGGAACTCCCAACCGCTTGGCGAGATTCACTTGCGTCTGCGTTAGTACGATCTTTTTAGGCGCTGTACTACGGGTAGCCGGTGAAACGACATTGGACTTGGTTCGCTGAGGTTTCGCATCAGCGGATTCTCCGACTCCAACTTGGTCGGGGAATCTTTCTCGTATGTCAGTGTCGATACGACGATAGTATTCGTCACTGCCTACGCGGATACCGTTCTCAACAAGTTCTTCATGCAGCCCTAAAGCATATGAAGTCATGCGTTTGTTGCTTCCAAACCACTGATTTTGGTCTTGCCACGCTAGTAGTTTTTCGTCAACGGGCGCTGCCTGTTGAGGTTGTGGTGCTATTTGTACAGGAGTTTCTTGTTCCTGTAAAGGGGCTGGCTTAAAATTATTTACTTTGTCTGCGCGGATTTTGGCGGTAGTGAGTGCTTCCTGAGCATCTAACAGCTTATCTGCATCTCCAGACTCGTAAGCTTCTTTATAAAGCCGTTTAGCTTCTTCAATCTCGGAGTTAATGACCTTCTTGGCTTGTTCTAAGAGAACAGTTTGCCCTTGATTGACGGAGCCTTTAAGCTTTTTGTTCTCTTCAAACATTGCCTGAGCAAGGCGAAGAGCCTCTTCTTTTTCACGTTCGGCAGACTCTTTAGCTCTGCGTTCTTCGTGATATCCCTTGGTGAAGTGTTTAAACCTATTCTTGACGCTTTCAGAGTAGGTTGCTAACTCTTCTTCTGTAGGATCTTGCGGGGCTTCCTTCATTGGAGTGCGGTAACGATCCTCTTCCGGGGTATCGTCTACAACTTCAATTTCAGGAGTGTCTTCCTCTGGGGTTACGACTTTCCCACCCTTACGAAGGTTCTCTTCCTTTTCATCAGGAAACTCAAATTCTGTTTTTTCAATTTCAGCCATGATTTTTCCTTAGTTAGGTCGCTGGATGCCGCGGGGGTCTTGCACAACTGCCTGAACAGAATCGTCATTAATCAATCTCCACTCCGTGCCATGAATCTTCATACGGGTTCCCGTGTTAGGACGCACTAACACAAAGTCTCCAACCTTACAGGCTGCTCCAGAAGGAAATCGGGCTGCATCTTTAAATGCATCAGGGCCAATCTTTGCCACAAACAGCACGGGGGATAGAAGCTCCTCGTGAAGAATTGCAGTAGCGGATTTAAGGATCCCTGTTTCGCTGTACTCATCCTCTGCTTTAGGAAGCATACAGAGGAGGTGGTAAGTAACCGGATCGGGTACTTGTTTGGCTTTTTCTTCAGGGGAGGTGTTAAGCACTCCACTTAGATCAACCGCGCTGACATCAAATTCAGTCATCTTCATAGTCCTTGGTTCTTCGCACGAGATCGGCAATTTCATACTGCGCGGTTTGCAGACCTCGGATTGTCCCGCACAGTTCTTTGTAGTGATCGTGGGATTTAGCACCACCCTCACTGACAACAGTGACCAACTCCTTGACGTGTTCATCAAGTCTTTTGTTTAAAGCATCAAGAAGTTGAGTCATCATTCACCTTTTGGTTGGTTCTTCGTGTTTAAAAGCATCTGAAGAAGTTGTTGTTTAGCCTGTAGATCCTGCGTCTGTTGGTTATGTTCCAAAGACTGCTGATGTTGCTGCTCTGCCATGCGCATCTCTGCTTGCTTCTTCATGGCTTCCATAGCAATTTCTTGTTGCTTTTGCTGCGCTGCAATAGAAGGATCTTCTCCTTGGGCTTGCTGTGCCTGCTGCATTTTGAGTTGAAGCTCTGCTTGCTTGATAGCCAAGTCGCCTTGAACTTTCTGCGCTTTGGTTTGAGCATCTTGCTGTTTGATCTGCAACTCTTGTTGTTGCATTTGTACAACAGGATCCTGCATCTGTTGTTGGGCTTGCTGTTGTGCTGCTTGGTTCTTGTTGATGTCCAACAATTGTTTTGCAGCCTGTGCAACGAGCTTTGACAACTGAACTTCCACGTCCTCGGGCATCTCAGTATCTGGGCTGGGAAGAGTAGCGCCAAGGCGTTGCTCAATCTTGGTTCTGTACTGGAAGGCGATGTGTTCAGCTACGTGGGCCATGATTGAAGCCTGCATCTGTTGAGCCATTGGGTTTTGTCCCATCTGACCCATCACCATAGGATCCTGCATCATTGATGTATGTACAGCAATGTGTGCGTCGTGATCTTGGTAGATGAATGCTTTAGTAGGCTTACCCGTCAAGAACGACATGTTTTCTGAGATTGGATCCCGTGGTGTCATGTCATCGTCGATAGGTACAAGTTTGTCTGCGTTCTTTACTCCCAGAACCTCAATCATCTGGCGGTGCAGCAAAGGAAGGTTGTAGATCTGTGGAGCGCCTTGAGCCAACTGGATGACAGCTTGATACTGCATGATCCGTTGAGCCATCGTGGCGGAATTCGGGTCGGAGACCGGAATTACATCCACCATGTCATAGTCTTCACGCTTGGCTTGGGGAGTGCCGAATACTGGAGTGTATTCGTAATCTTCCGGCATGTAGTCACGGATGATTTCTTTAAGCAGTTTAAACTCTTGCTTCATTGAATAATGAACACGAGCCTGCACCGCAGACATGGTCTTAAGCTGACGCTCAAGTAACGCTAACGTTGTACCTACGGGGGAGTTGGCTGACATATCGCTGATGTTCATATCTGCGATTGAGCCGAGTCTCCTACCCTCATCTGTGATCTGGTTCAAGAGAGCTAAGAGAACCTGAGAAGGCTCCTTGTATGGCAGGGCCATGATGTTCTCTCTTACGGAGCCGCTAGGCACATCCACATCACGGAACTCGCCCGGAGCAATTGGAGTGTCATCTCCCTTGATTCGGAGACCTCGGGTCTTTAAACCTCCGGGCAGATTGGACAAAGTACCTGCGTCCACTAACTGACGAATGATAGATGTACCCGCACGGGCATAACCACCGATCAGATGGATAAGACCTAAGCCATAGGCTCCAAAACCGGGAACGTAGGTGTACTGGACAAAGTGCTGGCGCTTGAGGCGGTGTTCATCTTCTTCTGACCAGTTTCTGCGGATGGAGAGAATCTCAGTTGTACCGCGCTCTAGGGTGATGACGTAAGGAAGAGCAATGCCGTCTTCATCTTCATAGCCCGGTAGGTCGTAATCTACGTGGATCTCATAGACCTGATAGCGGTCATCATCTGTGATGCTGTAGCCTTGGTCTTCAGCTTTCTTTTTCTCTACGTCAGTGTAGAACTGAAGAGGTTCTCCAAGTTCTTTGTCTAAGTAGAAACCAGAGACTTGAAGCTTACGGATGTCATTCTTTGTCTTGCGCATGATGTGAGTCACACGCTCAGATGTCATGGCACTAGAAGCTCCATAAGGAATGATTACATCCTCTGCGGGGATGAAGATGGAAGCTTGCCGTCCCAAGGTGGGATCATAGTAGACCTTCTTGAAAGCTGCGCCAGCCAGACCTAGAGAATACAGAAGGCGTTCATGCTCTGGTCGATACTCAGGCATTCCCTCTGTTAATCTGTAGTTCATGTCATCTTTGACACGCTCTGCTGCTTCCTCTTTAAGCTTGTCAATTGCACCGATAATTTCTGTTTTGACCGGGCCTTGCGCTGGAAAAGTTTCAATAATAGTCTCGCTTTGAAACCTAACTGCCGCTTCGGTGAGTACGGTGGAAAAGACACCACAAGCACCATTCCACGGCTCCGTTCTCTCTTCATACTTCATTCCTAAAACATCAAGACCTTTGACATACATCTCCACCCACTCTTTGCGGGAGTTAACGTCAGTGTCTACCATGCCAATCAAATCACTGGAAATCTTTTGGAGTTCAGCATCATCCATGTACTCAGCAAGATTGTCTGAGAAGTCTTCATCATCTTCCTCTGGCATTAGGTCAACTTCTACGCCGTCAATACCAATCTTGAGACCTTCTGGGTTAATAATCTCAATCTCCATTGCCGGGCTGTCGTCCATCTCCAAAGCATCCAAGCCTAATGGAGCGGGATTTAATGATTTTTCAATACTCATATTGTTCCTTAGTAGTACTCTACTTTTCTACGGGTGTAAAAAGGCTCATCTTCTTCATCAGAATCGATGGTGATAAAGCCTCCCAAGCGAAACCGCATCAGAGCCTGACTGCTTGAGTCAACAAGGTCGTCGTGGTCTCCATTAGGGAAAGAAGCTAACTCATCCATCACTTCTTCAGCCCATCGGGTTTCAGGACACCACACCATGCCAGATTCAAACAAAGCAGAGATAGCGTTTACACGCGATATCTTATCGTTTCCTTTGCCCGGCGTATACTCCGCGACCGGAATTCCCATCTTTCTCATCTCATAGATCAACGGAGCGCCTGCTGCCCGCTTCTCAACGATCAAAGTGTCGGGTTCATATTCCCTGTAGATCTCTAAAGCCTTGCGTTTTAGATCAGGGAACTCCATACGTTCTTTGAATGCGTCCAAAAGGATGATGTTTGCTTTTAAATCACCATTCTTGTTGGGATGTTGGAAGACACCCCACGTTGTACAGGCGGAATAGTCGGCTCTATTATTCTTTTCAAACGCAGTATCCCAAGATTGAATGATGTATTCGCACTCAGGAGGTCGTTTTTCCTCCCAAATCATCCAATGTTCGCGCTTAATGATCGCGCCTTCCTCGGATGTGGGGTTTTGTTGGTATTGAGCCTCCCATTTAGCGACTGGAAGCTCGGCTTTCAGGGCTTCTAGGGCTGTTTTAGACCAGAATCCGGGCCATAAAGGGTTCCCATTGGGCATAATTGCCGGGAAATCAATGACTTCCCACTGATCTACGCCATCTTTGTCTGAATTTTTGAGGATTTGCCCCGTTAAGTCCCTCTTAGACCACCGAGTCATCACAATAATGATGGCTCCACCCGGTTGTAGACGCTGACGAGGGCCGGAAGTGAACCATTCATAGACCCCATCAAACACAGCAGGGTTAGCTTGTTTAGCTTCCTGCTCAGAATGAGGGTCATCAATGATTAAAAGATCGGCTCCTTTACCTGTGACAGCACCCCCAACGCCAATAGCGAAATAATCACCACCCACGTTAGTGTTCCAGCGACCGGCAGCCTTTGAATCGCTCGATAGCTTTGTATTAAATACCTTCTGATAATGTTCTGATGAGACAAGATTCCTAACCTTTCGTCCAAAACCCGTAGCCAACTCCGCAGTGTGCGCAGTCTGGATAATTTTCTTCTGAGGAAACTTCCCCAG